ATCGAATTTATCCAGAAACAAACAAAGAAACAAAATGCAAAACATTAAGATTAACTTACTTGATTTGGCTAACCACCAGACAAACAAGATGAACGAAATTGAAAGACTCAGAAAGAAACGACGTTCTGAGAAACTCAAGTCTTCGCAGAAGAAAAACGAGGAAAGTGTGACTGATGAGCTTTCGAGATCGGAGAGAGACGAGTTGAAAAACAAGATTCTCTCCAACATCCCCAGCCATTACCATGCTTCCGTGGAATTCTTAATCCCCAATGATGATTACTCTGCCTCTAGTGAAGCTTCAGAGCCCTACCCGGACGAACATACCCAGTCTTCGGAGGATTTTGCAGTGGAGCCACGCTCGGTTTTTACATTGTATGACTCAGATGTCAAGGACTCAGAATCTACAGTTGCTCACGCTGTGCGAGTAGGAACTGATACGGTAGCATTGCCCACTCATGTTATCGATCAGGTTTCAACAGATATGAAAATAGTGGACCTCGACCATCACGCCGTCGGCCCTTTTAAGGGAACAATTACTTATCTCAGCACCAGCAATGATGTCTCTGAGCTCCAAGTGATGCCTTACTACCTTGATGCGGCTAAACTTACGATAACCCCTTGGGGTGTTCCTAGTGATGTCGAGGCTGTGGCAATTTATTTGCCTAAGCAGAAAAGATATGTGCATAAGCTCGCTTTTAAGCTTGACCAGTACATGTCTGCAGTCTCCTTTGAAAAGGGTGAGATTAGTTTTGGTGACTCCGGCTCTCCAATGTTTAGCGGTTCTAAACTTATGGGAATCTTGTCGGGTCATCAGGACGATCAGTTGGACTCGACCAGGGATATAGTAATCTTTGTTCGACCCAATTCTATGGAAAGTAGGAAGATGATTTCTGTTTACGGGAATATCGCGAAACTCACGTTCTGCGGTAAGAACCGCGATAACAAGAGAAAGTCTGCCAAGAAACGACGAGCCGGCCCACGGTTGTCATCTGACGAGTATTTGGAACTAAAAAGGTCCATGGTTGAGAAACTAGGACGAGCACCAACTTTCGCTGAAATGAAAAACGAGGCCACCGCGCAATTAGGCTTCATCGAATACTATAGTAAGGATGGTGTCGACTATACTGCAGAATATGATTATGAAGATGAAAATCAAGCCAGGATAGACGTTCTCGAGGAGAACGCTCAACGTATCCAGGATCGTATGGAACGTGAGAGAGGAGACTCTTTTGGTTCCTACGAATATGATTATGAAGATGATGAGGATGACTCCGATTACGACGATGCCTTAGGTGGCAGAGTCAGTGATTTCTTGTTTGGTACACAGAAGAAGCGCAATGCTGCTCCTAGAATCAGACTTGACTCAAAACAATTAGTTAATCGTGTCAAAATTGTCTACTGCGGTAAGAAGAAGAAGAATTCAAAGCCAAAAGGTAACCCGATTGGCTACGACGTTGTTATGCCCATTGAGGCCTCATCTCAGAGCTTTTCGTTGCTCCAAGGTGGATCAAAGCCTCTTCACCCTGTAGAGACTGTTGCGGTTGATTCAGAACCAGCTTCTCTAACAGTTGAGTCTCTAGATGATACGGTAGTTCCTACCCTTCCTCTTGAGACCGCGCCGGCCGCTCCCGCGGTTAGTGCACCCTTCGCCAACCCTTTTGACGATCCGGAAATCATGCTCAAAGCTAACGATGATGCAGAAAGCTCCACCATGGTTTCCCCTTTTGACCTTCTGGTCCTTGAGAGTTTTCGTCGTGAGACGTTACTCAGTACCCCTCAAGTCTCCGCCTCAGCTCCAACTCCTGGAAGGGAAAGAGCTCCTGTGGTCACCTCGGGGATCTTAACTCCTGATCAGAAAATATTCGAAGAGCAGAAATATTTATCGCTATACTCGACCCATCAGGATCGAATGGAGGCACAGATGTCTCTGCAAAGAAGCGTGTATGAAAAGACGTTGAAAGACGCGAAAGAAAGAGAAGAATGGAGCGATATCAAAGACGATGAGTCTGATACGCATACGAAGCAACCTGTTCAGCTTAGTGCTGCAGCCGCCAGTGAACTCTCATCCGAAGTTGATGAGTTGGATGAACTGGAAAAGAAGATCGCGCTCCTCAAGTCCAAGAGGAACGCTGAGGCCGCCAAGAAAACCGATCCAAATGCCGTCGTTCTCCCGCATCCCAAGGTGAAGGGACCTGGTAAAGAGGAGCAAATTGCTCTGATTGAAGCGGAAATTGATGCTATGGAACGGGATGGCTACATGTTAGTCTCCCCGGTAATGTTGACGGCTGCGGAACGAGATAGATTCCCAGTAATTGATCACTATTTTCACACCTTGAATAAGAAACGAAAGTTTCTCATCAAACACATGACTCAAGTGAAATTACGAGAACAGGCTCGTGAGAAAGCAAAGAACGACGCCGAAAACGTCGAAGCTGTATTGAAAACCTACATGGCAAATGTAGCGAAAATGGAAAATAAACTTAAGGAATTAAAACTCCTTATAGACACTGATCCAAAGAAAAATTTTCAATGATGGAAGAGCTTATACACTCTTCCTTACAAACAAACCCACTGTATAATGAGTACTATGACTGTACTTTTCTCCCCCCTGTATACAGGAAAATGGTTAGTAAGGAATTCGAGTACGTTGGTAATGTCAGACATCTCGGTGGTCCCTCCGGGATCAGCCACCCTCCTGATGATTGGCCTACTACCGTCACAATAATTCCGGAGATTATTATTTACACTAAACCTGACCGAGGTCCCGCCTTGGAAAGAAAGTACCTACTTAATCTTTATTCTCACCAACGACACACAGAATCAGATTTAGCTCTCGAGCATTTGTTCGAGGCTCAGGTTGATTTGAAATCGCAAGTTCCTATCTGCGAACCCCCTGAGTGGTCGGATTCACTCCCATCACCTAGACATATCCTTTCGGCAATCAGTAACATGAAACCATCGGCTAACGCAGGTTACCCTTTTGTCCGCTCCGCGATGGGCAAGAGAGAATTCGCTTTTGAGAATTTTCCACATATCTACCACCTGGTGCTCATACGATTAATATCGCTTGAGTATCTCTTCCGTCCCGATGACTCTCCTCTTGACCTCGTTCGGAAGTTCTGCGTTGATCCTGTAATGGCGATGATCAAAAATGAAATTCTTAAATTTGGGAAAGATCCTAGAATGATTGGCATGACGTCAATCGTCTCTGAGCTCGTCTATCGAATTGCCTTCGATGAATTGTCTCATCATTCCGTTGAATGTTGGGGTGATTTCTACTCATGCATTGGAATGGGCTTTACCTCAGGTGCTAGCAATATGCTCCACGAGTATTTTGACGGCGTCCAAATAGCTAAAAGCGATGTTCCAAAATTTGATATGACCCGCTCTGTTGAAGAAGCAATTCTCGACAACGATCTCCAAATGTTTCAATTAAGAATTCCTGTCCAATCTCGGTTTTACCGAGTCTACCACAACTTCACAATTGCTGGTTGCAAGTCGATTTTCGTCTTTACTGACGGAGTCCTTTGGGCGCAGATCTATCCGGGAACCACGAAATCTGGAGAGAAAACGACAGGTGAAAGAAATACGGCCACACGTGCTCGTCGTTCTTATGCAGTTGCTAGGTATATGAAAGAACCAGAGAACCTGGTTCGAAATGCTGGTGATGATGCTATTGAGAGGCATTATCCTGGTAAAGAACAGGGATACCATGACCTCGGTTTCCCTTTAAGGGACTACGAAGTAGTAGTAGGTGATATTGACTTTTGCAGTCACTTTTTCCCCAAAGGAAAAAGGCCCGTGGGGCAAAGAATTTTGAAATCTGTCGCAGGACTCCTGTATACACGGGAGACCTCATCAGAAAGACTGGCTTCGTTCGTGCGTGAATTCGCGAACCACCCCGAGTTTTCGAAATACTTTTGTAAGATTCTTTCAGCGAGGCCAAGAATCAAATTAAATAATCTATAAATTTAATTTTCAAAATTTTATCATTAACAGCTATCATCCTTGTCCTATATTGCTCTTCAATTTACGGTTATCTTTTATATGCAATCTATACAAAAAGCAATCGAAAAAGAGACACTTAGACGAACAATCCAGAACGAAACCAACGTTAACAACCGCAACAAACAACTAGGCAATAACAGAGTAGGCGTATCACCAAACATGGCTAAGAAATCATCTACTAAGAAAATCATTGACGCAGCTAAGAGAACAGCGGAGTTGACTAAGAAAGTTGCTCAAATAAGTAGGAAAATTAACACTCTTCCAATCATTGACAAAACTCCTTTTGGTCGCCATCCATTTGAAACAACTGGTGGGTTACTTGGACCTGCTGGTAGGAAAGTTGGTAAATTCCTTGGAACTATTACTGGTTCTGGGGATTACGCAGTTTCCGCTAATTCTATCATGACTGAATCCACCCACACTCTCACACCCAGTGTTCCTCAATTTCGCAGGAATTTGGACGGATCAACAACCATCTCCCATAGAGAGTTTGTTGGTGATATCTACTCTGGATCGCTGGCTAACACTTTTAATATTCAAACCTTCTCCCTCAACCCAGGAATGGCTAACGTCTTCCCTTGGTTGTCGGTTATAGCTATGCAATATGACCAATGGCGCCCTGACGGAATTGTTATGACCTTTAAATCCACCTCCTCTTCTTACTCCGGTGGTGCTTCACAAGCTCTAGGTACTGTAATAATGGCTTCCGACTATGACTTAACTGATCCATCTTACTCAGGTAAAGTTGAGATGAACAATTCTCAATTTGCTATCTCTTGTAAATCAGACCACACCATGATGCATCCAATTGAATGTGCTCCTAATCAACGCCCAATCCGTTTGCTGAAAACCCGTGATGGACCCACTAGTGACAACCTCCAATGGTATGACCTAGCCAACTTCCAAATCGCTACCGATGGTCTACCAGTTGCCAACGTTAACGTTGGTGAACTGTGGGTCACTTACGAGATAACTTTTTATAAGGAACAGCTCTATGGTGGTATCTATGGTGGTTCTGTACTTGAAAACGTCTACATGTTTCCTACCGCCGCCGTCAACGCCCCTTTTGGTGGTAGCCCTCAAAGCGTTGGTGCTGGAAACAAACTTTTCAATATTACTTTTCCAACTAGTGCTCTTATCACTATGACTGGAGTTACCCCTGGTATGGAATTTTCTGTTGAAATGTACATCTCCGGAGCTGCAGCAGCAACCGCTGCTCATACCCCTGCTTTAACCGGTGCTACTTTTGTCACGCCAATAATTTCTATTTTCCCAAGCAACAATTTTATTGGTATTGGCGCTGGAACATCCATCATTTGCTCTAAGCATAACCTTCGGGTTGCTAGCGGTCAAACTGCTTGGGCTCTTGGATTTTCTGGTGGTACTTACCCAACAGGTGGTAGCTGTTTCCTAAGGATAACTCTACTTAACAGAGCAAACTACTAAATTGTGGTTTAACTCTTTTGATGTTGGTGGTATTATATAATGATATGCAGAAACGCATTGAAGAATACGTAATATCACAACAACATAAATGATTCTCAAATAATATAATTAATAAAATTAAAAATTTCCCCTTCACACGAGTCTTAAAGTTTTCGAAAACTTTTTGCAGTGGTGCAATTCCCTGG